AGAGATGCCGCATTATTTCTAAACAAAGAATTTGTTCTTATTGGAGCTTTGTTTGTATGATTAACCAAGTCAAATCTATCTATATAGTCATATGTAGATTTCTTTATATTCTTTGTCGTCAGATCATATGTATACAAAGTACCACCATACATTCCAGCCGAGAGATTCTTGATGTAGTCATATGTAATAGGCATCTCTATCAATTCTACCATTGAGTACTTCGCTTCGTTGTCATCGGTAGTAGTATTTGAGTTGACATCTGAATTGATATATTCTCTAGTTGGTTTAGCTGCTACCATCAAATCTATAGATGAATATCTAAATTCTTTATTGTTCTCAAAGAATAAGAAGTTTGAAGCATTCTTATTATTTAAGCTCTTGGTGCTAAGCCAATTAATCGTCTGTAGTGGAGTCCAGTAAGGCACCACAACATTATAGCTATTGGAAGTTTTCTCACACTCGAATGTCTTTTGAGATCCTAGGAACTTCTCGTCTTTAAGAATAGTTGTGATCGTATCCGATATGTTGTTCTTAAATGATTTTGAGATTTTCATGTTCATTGAGTTGATCAACTCAAGAGAACAGAAGTAAAGCATATAAGTGGATTTGCGCTTTTCTGAAGCAAATCCAGCCATCTTATAAATGTAGAATGTCTTCGTTATCTTCTGTTTCAATGTAGGAGTCTGAAGATCAACAAACAGCAATTCTTCACCGGTCATAGGAAGTGTATTGAGCAGATCAAGAGAATCTTGCATCAGAATGAAACCAGACATCGTATTGGAAAAAATGTCCTCATACAAAGTCAAGTCGGCAAAAATAGCACTTATGTCTAGAAACTTTCCATTTGATGACTTTATCTCAAGTCTGGTTATGTTTACCTCACCTGGTGAGGTAATAGTATTCTTGGTATCAGACATTTAAAGAATTTTTGAATTGTTTAATGAATTCAGCCAATAGTTCTGGTTTAAGAATTTGAATAATACGCTTCTTGTCATTCAGATCGGCTTCATATTCAGAGAAGGTAATTGGCACATATTCGGTATTTCCTGGAAGACCGGGATTGCTTGGCGGAACCCACGGAGTAGAGAATAATTTAGTCTCACCAGACACATGACCGGAAGAATCAACCCAGTGTTTTACTGAGTCTTTGTAGATGCCGTATTTATTTTCACAGTATGCAATAAACGAAGCAGAATCTCGAGGCCAATCTTCTACTACATCATATAAATCATTGAAGATCATTATGACCCAATGAAGATCAGCAGAGTCGTAGATTTTATATGCCATAGATTCTACGGTCTCACCATCTTGAATTTCATATAAGTCATATAAATCTGTGTATGGCTTGTATTCGGAGATAAACTTTGATCTAGAAAAGATGTCTTTTACTACCGCTGTATCGGCATTGAACTCAAATGTGGTATAGTTAAAATTGTTGAAGTATGACATTTTAATATCCAGATGTGATTACAGATTTCTTGTCCCAAACACGGCTACGATCAACAAGTTCTAGTTCATTGAAGGCAAGGGAAATCGAGATTTGTGGTGGGAAACCATCTGGTAAGTTAGCCCAAGTGGCAGCACCAGGAGTATATGAAACAGAAACATCCGACAACACAGCAGGTGTTCTTCTTGGTATAGTTAGATTTTCTTCTCCACCCTTCATGAAAATAATCTCAAATTCAGCAGGGAAAGTGTAAAACATCTTTGTTTTACTAAGTTCTGGCAGTGCATAAAATCTAAAGGTTCGTATGATTTCTTGAATCATATCGGACTCGGCCTTGTTTTTTGGAGCAAAGATATACTCAAAAGCATAAATTCTAAAATCCAAATCTTTGAACAAAAGTTCTTTCTTTGGATTAACTGCTTCTCTACCTCTAGCTCTTAATTTAGCGGCCGAGGTAGCATCTTGGCCTGTTACTTCATTAACACCGGCCCTTTCGCCGGCGGCATTTACAACTCCAGCTGCAATACTAGCACCCATAGATTTCATAAGAGCAGAACCCGTTGACATCCACCCATTGGCTGAAACAGATGAGGCAATATCCCCAAGCGCAGAAATAGCATCACCAGATGATGTATCATAATTCACTTTTGTATCTATACTGAGATTGTTTGGCATAGGCAGAACGATAACTTTATCTAACCGAACAAGACCCTTCTTTGTGATCCATTGTTCTGAACCAACGGCATCAGCTGAATATCTACGGTTGATGTTTGTATCATTTTGTGCCGTATTTGTATTGCCTTTTGTGGCAAGTGTGCCAGACATGATACCAGGCTGAGTATTTGGAATCACCACTGGTCCTTTAGAGGTATCATCATTAAGAGTAGAACCGTTTTCCGAGTTGTTGATCTTGATGATCATGTACAGAAAATCATTGCCTGCTTCATCTCTGGCATTTGAACCCAAGTAAGAGGGAAACGACAGAATCTTTTGGTCGTTTTGGAGTAGACCAATGTCGGATGTCGTCTTATAGATTGTTGTTGCCATATTTTATGCTAAAGTGGGATTAAATACTAATTATTTAATGCGATACCACCATGCCAGATATTTCCCCACAGCCTCTAAGCAGCTTTAATTCCCAGATTAGAAATGCTAATATAGCAAGACCATATCTGTTCTTTGCTGTTATCACATTACCACCAGATCTAGAGCAATTTAGTTCTGAGCTTGACACTAACAAACTTTCTCTGTACTGCCATGGGGCCCAGACACCCATGATCAACTTCATGACGAATGACAACTATTTCGAAGTTGGTATAAAACGAAAGTATGTCTACGATTACGACTTCCAAGATTTGATGCTACAATTCTATGTTGATCAAGAATACTCAACATTCAAGTTCTTCGACAAATGGCGCGAGATTATGGCTAAAAACAGAAGAAATCTAAGTTTTCCAGATTCCTATACGGCAGAAACATTAAATCTCTACATGATAGATTTGGAAGGCATTGTTAAACATTCATATTCATTCAAACGAGTTGTGCCAAAGATCATAAACAATGTATCTCTGGACTATGCTAGTAATGGAATTATGTCGCTTCCAGTGTCGTTTGTTTTTGAAACTATAGAAAATGGACCGATCGCTGCCAACACATCTATTACTGATCAGACGCTAGCAGATAAACAAAGTGCCTCTCTAGAAAATGCAGAATTGAAACAAATGTTTGATCAGTTTCAGTTTGATGGCAGTTAATTAACCAAGTGAAAGAAATATTATGAAACAACTCATTATTCAGCCAGTTTATACAGTTAAACTGCCTTCGACCAAGAAAACAGTCACCTTCAGACCGTTCACAGTGAAAGAAGAAAAGGCTCTTCTTTTGGCTCTACAGGAAAACAATGTAGAAACAGTGGCAGCTGCTCTCAAGGCTACTGTATTTGCCTGTACAAACGGCACGGTAGATCCAGATACTCATCCGTACTATGATATGGAATTCCTATTCCTACACATCAGATCTAAGTCTGTAGGTGAGATCGTTAATCTGGTGGGCAAATGTGATTGCAAAGAAGGTGCTCAGACTGAGTTCCAAGTTGATGTTACTACAGCCAAGCTTGAACCAGAGCCTACCGGGAACATGAAAATCAAGATTCCTGGTACGGTCTATACAATTTCACTTCGGCACCCAACTCTGTCCAATTTCATTGAGTCTTTTGCCACTCTAGAGGATTCGACTTCTGGTATTGAGACTGTTGCTAGCTGCATTGACATGATCTATACCGATGAAGAGATTCTTGAAACTACATTGGAAGAAAAGATTGAGTTCATCAATTCCATGACTCCACTGCAGCAAAAGGATATTGTGCAGTTCTTAGATTCTATGCCGATGGTAAAGGTAGATTCTTCCTATACTTGTAAGCACTGTGGACTGCGACACGAACATACTTTGTCTGGGTTCGAGAATTTTTTTCTATAAGCCTTGGGTATGCCGATCTAGAGGATTACTTCAAGGCGATGCATATGCTACGGTATAAGTTTGGATATTCTTCCGATAGCATTGATCAGATGACAAGATGGGAACTAGATATTGAAATGGCACTTATAAATGCCGACATCGAAAAAGAAAATATAAAGCATTCCCTTGCTAATATGTTCTAAATTGTTACTAAATGTAACAGGATGAGAAACCTGTTTGTGATCAACAACTTAACTGTGCTAAAAAGATTTTACATCAGCAAAACTGCGTGATATAATTATTCTATAGAAAGGATAGTTGTGTTCATCTACGATGAACCATATTCTATTCATGTGGACTTTGGAAGCTAATACTAAAGCTGTGCCTATAAGTATTTATCAGGTATAAGCTAGGGACTAGCTACCCGGAATGCAATGGAGGGTTACTAAAAGAGGTTCACATCTAAAGTATTTATAATACTTATTGCTAGGAAGCTTTTGGTGTCAGGGCATTCGGTTTCCTCAGCCCTGTAGCTAAAGCTAATAACCCTAGGAGGCAACTATAGTAGAATACTCTGGCACTGCTTAGACCCACGTAGAATGAATCTAATATTACCTACCGATGGTAACTTTACTCTCGACCCTTTAACGCATTAGCTGCGATTTGAGTCGATATAGATATGACAGCGGAAGCTGATGCCTTTTTAAATTCAGCATTCTCTAGAAGTATAGCTGTTTTCCAATCTTCCAATGGGATTTTTATAAACTTGGATTGGACATGACCAAATAGGTATTTCTTTACTGCTGGAGCCACAGCTGGGAACCTAGCAAAGTTAGATAGTAGTTTCCAGTTTAGAACTAAAACCTGTTGTGTAGTTTTATTCACTGACTGCTTTGCCACAGTATACATTGCATCATAAAGCCTGATCCGCATTGGGATAGACAAATAGTGGAAGTTCAGGCCTGTGAAACCAGATCGGTCAATCCCTATAATAAAGGATAGAGGGAACTTATCGTAGTACGGTAGGGTTTCCTTGTATTTAGGATCGTATGCAAAGAATGTAAGAGTTCCTGGTAGCAGCCTATTGGACTGCATTGAATCCCTAGTTTGTGCCATAAGATTTGCCCTGTCGACTGGAGCCATAGGAGCCAAATCCTTAATTTTAGATTTGAACCAATCTGAACTCCGTTCAGCTTTGTACTTTGGGTCCTTCTTAATCTCCTCGAAGATTGAAGATGTATTTCTTTTTGCAAGATCTGTCATGCTATTCCTAAATCATTTTCGTTGAGTACCAAGAATGCAATACCAAGTTTGTCACAATGCATTTTGGCATGTGCCCATTTTGCCTGATTGACGACATAGGTAGAGACTTCGATGATCATTCGTTCTTTGTTCCTGTTTTTGCGTGGTGGCAAACATTGTGCTTTGGGTTTGACCTCGATTGCATAGGTTTTAGTTGAACCATCCTTGAGCACCATCTTTGCCAAAAAATCCACATAGTATCTGTGTTGCCTATTGTCAACAGGGCTTAAATAGGGAACCACCAAGCCTTCTGAGTTAAAACATATCACAGACGGATGATTGTCTAGCCAATTAAGCATTTTTATTTCCCAAGAAGATCTTGCGATAATGTTGTTAACATCACCAATATATTTCTCTGGGTGTTTAGGTACCCATTTCCTTGGTTTTGGATGCCTACTCATATTTTTGCCCACTTTATTCTACCTGGCAACCATTCCCCACCAGGATTAGTTTTAGATCTTAATGATGATACACCATTATTGTACCATTTCATACCTGACACAATTTTAGACATTTTATCTTTGAAATCTTCGGTGTGTTGTCGGTTCTTGTTTATAGAAACTAATTCTCCATTCAAAAATCTTGGGTCATCCGATGGGACTCTTAGATTTTGGCCGGATTCATTTTTCACAACTACCCAACCACAGTTTATAGAAACTAATTCTTTTGAAACATATCTTGGATCATCACGAGATACTCTAGATGTGTTTCCAATCTCATCTTTAACTATTACTTTATCTTTAAGATTATCTGAGAACTTTAATCTGTTTTCTTCTGTATGTGTTTTACCATAAAATGGATTGTCTTTACCAATTCTACATGTGCCATACATTCCATTCAAATTGCCGGGCCTCGACTTTAATTTATTGATTCTTTGTTTTTCTTCTTCTGGCTTATTTTTTCTTGAATTCTTCATTCTTTTATTGATCTCAGGTACCTGAGAAGAATATTCAAATCCGTATTTGGCTTTCATATTCTTCTTAAAAACATCATTACTGAATGCTGAGCTTGAGAAATTATCGTGTCCGTTATACCAATTCTTTCTATTAGAAATGCTATATTGTCTTAAAAATCTAGTTTCATAGTGGAACACATCTAAACCACATTCTGCTTCGGTCATTATTAAATATATCTCAAAAGAATTTAGACCTTCTCTTTTTACGATTTCTTTTATTCTTCTAGATGAAGTTGTGTAACCACCATTTACAAGCAATTCTTCTGGTTTGCAACCAATCTTCCATCTAGACCCAGCATAAAGCATCCCAGAACTTCTGTGTCTTATGATATAGAAGTATGGTGTTCTATCTGTGTAATTTTTGGGGTAAATTTCTAAGTTATTCATTTGAGATTGACGGTTTATCCATAGAACTATTTAATTGCTCAGAAATATTTTACAAACCCATCTAATTAGTGTATAATAATTTATCATGTCAACTAAAAGCATCAAACCCATGGAACAACAAGACTACATTGAAAAGATTGCAGAGAACAATCATTACGTTAACAACAAGGAAATCTTGGGCGTAATGAAGGAATACCGTGAACTTTATCTAGTCACAAAAGCAAATGATACAGAACGACCTCCGATGCCTCCCAAGGTAGCTGATGCTATTGTACAGATTGCCACCAAGATGTCTCGTATGCATAACTTTATTGGATACAGCTACAGATCCGACATGATCTCTGATGCTATTCTCCAGCTCACCGCTAAATTCCATCTCTTCGATCCTCTCAAGTCCGATAACTTCTTTGGGTATGCTTCCCAGCTTTGCTGGAATGCTTTCATTGGCCGTATCAAAATGGAACAGAAACAGACTTCCATTAGGGCCCGATTGATCAATGAAAAAGTAACGACCGAATTCATACAACAAAATCTTGAGGGCGATACAGAAGGTACCAACGCCTTTGTTGACTTCCTAAAGGAAAATGAAATCTTCGTTGACTACTTTGAACAACGCAAGACTTCCGAAAAGACTGGCAACCTGCATCCATCTCTACGACACAAAAATCTAACCCCATACGCCAAGGCAGAGAAGGCAAAAAAGAGCAAAGAGGTAGTTGAACCAAATCTATTTGACCTAGCTAAAGACTGATGAGTAAAATTGCTATAATTGGCGACATGCATTTCGGCGTGCGCTCAGACAACCCAATTTATTATGACTACTTTGAAAAATTCTTTAAGGATCTGTTCGCTTACATAGACGAACACAAGATTACTACGATTTTTCAACTTGGTGATCTATATGACAAACGTAAGACTATCAACTTTCTTACACTACATAATGCCAAGAAAATGTATACTGCTGAGTGTGCAAAACGCCACCTAACCGTATACATCATTTCTGGTAACCATGATTGCTATTACAAGTCCACTAATGAAGTGAACTCTGTACGATTGCTGTCGGCACCTCATGAGATTGTAATCGATGCTTGCCCATGTACATTTACTGTGGAAGGTAAGACGTTTGACTTCTTTCCGTGGATCAACGATTCGCTCATGCAGGAAAGCAACGAGTATGCTACAAATTCAAAATCAGATTTTGCTGTGGGTCACTTTGAATTTGCTCGCTTCCGCCTGCACAAATTTCAAATTGCCGAAACTGGTGCCGATCATACTATCTTCAAGAACTACAACTTAGTATTCAGTGGACACTATCACACCATCAGCCGCAAGGACAATGTGCTGTACTGTGGCACACCATATGAACTTGACTGGGCAGACTGTAATGATACCAAAGGCTTTTGGGCATTTGATCCGGACATCAATAAGCTTGACTTCATTCGGAACGAACATACACTGTATGAAAAGATCGAGTACGATGACACTATAGACCAATACTACGATTTCACACAGGCCAAGGATAAGTTCATTAAGCTGATTATTAAGAACAAGACGAACCATTACAAGTTTGACTCATTCTTCCAGAATTTGCTCCTGAATAATCCCCATGATGTAAATATAGTTGATGACAAAATTACTAAGTCGGTGGAAGAATCAATGAAGGCCAAAGTTGAATTTCAGACTACTCTTAATATGATTGACCACGTGGTCGACAATATGAACACAGGACTAGACAAAGTACTACTTAAGAAAATGATCTCTGAGACCTACTCAGAGGCATTGGAACTGCTCAAGGTATAAGCATGATTATAAGCAAAGTTAGAGGGAAAAATTTCCTCTCCATCGGTAATGCATTTTTGGAAGTTGACCTACAGAAATACTCTCGTACGGTTATTCAGGGCTTCAATGGCTCTGCTAAGTCTACGATTGCCAACCTGATTACTTTTGGTCTATTCAATCAAACTATTAAGCAGATCAATCGACCACAGATTGTGAACTCCGTGAACCAAAAAGGCACGGTGGTTGAGATTGAGTTTGAATCTCACGGTAAGTCTTACTTGGTTCGTCGCGGTATCAAACCAAACATCTTTGAGATTTTTGAGAATGGTGTAGCACTTGATCAAACAATCTCAAATGACTTCCAAGAATATCTAGAGACCAACATCATTGGTACAAACATCAAGACATTCCTACAGACGTCTGTGCTCTCAGTTGAGAACTATAAACCGTTCATGACTCTGAGAACTCAAGAACGCCGTGCCTTCATTGAAGAGATCCTTGACATTAAGGTGTTCTCATTCATGAATCAAATCCTGAAGTCAAAAATTTCCAAGTACAAGGAAGAAATCAAATTCATTGATCTTGAACTCAAAAGTTGCTTCACTAAGGCCAAGTTACAGAAGGCACACATTGATCGCCTACAATCCATCCAAGGTGATTCGGTTGCTGCACTCAAATCAAAACTTGAATCACTACAAGAAGAAAAAGTAACACTCGAAGCACGGATCAAAGAAAAGACTGCAACAATTCTAGAAAAAAATACTCTGTACAAGCTTGCCAAGAAGAAACTAGAAGATCACCAGACAACATTAGAGCGTATCAAAACATTCGATGATGCAATTGCCAAACACTTGGAAAAGATTGACTCCGTGAAGCATGAAGATTCTTGTCCTGTCTGTGCATCGCTGTTGGATGAAAAGGCCAAACTGACTATCGTTTCCCCTTCAATGGAAAAGATGCAAGAGCTATCCAATAAAAAGGATGAGTTCGTTGCCAAACTTTACGACCAAGAAAGTCTTATGGCAGAAATTGGTTCCATCAATGAAATCATCTCAGATGCAAACTCAAGCAACTTTGCCGACAATGGTACGGTCACTCGTCTGAATAAAGACATTGGAGAACTTGAGTCTGAATTGGCCGACTATGCTCAATCAGAAGAACTGGCTGACCTTAAGGCCGAGCTCAAACAAACCGCACAGGAAGCATTAGTACTAAAGGACAAACAGTCTAAGTTAAATGCCGAGCAGGATTACAACAATCTGATGATCGAACTCTTCAAAGACTCTGGCATCAAAACCAAGATCGTAGACCAGTATCTTCCGATCATCAATGGTTTGATCAACGGTTACCTAGAGAAACTTGACTTCTTTATTTCATTCAATCTTGATTCTGAGTTCAACGAAATCATCAAGTCACGACACCGAGATGACTTTACATACGGCTCATTCTCTGCTGGCGAAAAGACTCGTATCGACACAGCCCTGCTGCTTACGTTCCGTCAACTATCTAAGATAAGGAACTCATTCGACTGCAACATCTTGTTCCTCGACGAAATCTTGGAATGTCTGGATCAGAAGGGCATCGACAATTTCCTAGCGCTCATTGACGACATGGAAGAGTTCAAGAGTTCGAACATCTTTATCATCTCTCACAAATCTAAGGACCAATTGGCCGAGGTGTTTGATGGGAATTTACTAATGTACAAAGAATCCGGATTCAGCCTGATCAAGGACCTCTCAAAATAATTTACACATATTCTTCCCTGTGTTATAATGAACCCATCACCAACCCTAACTGGTAAACTATGAATCGTTACGTTATCACCTATTTCTCGGACCCAGCTGAACAAGATGCGGCCGAACTCAATACCGTCTTTATGGAGGCGCTGACCGAAGATGATGCCCGAGATAAATGTATGGCTCGTTTTGGGTCATTCATCGACATCATCTCACTGAATCTGACCAAGTCGTGTGGTGGCCCCGGTTTATCGGCCGATTCAGTCAGCATTGGTTCTAATGTTTTCTATAAGAACGTACAGCTTGAGGAAGTCTCTACGGCTTTCTTGGATGCCCACGGTAAAGAAGTGGACATCACAAAAGAGAAGAAAAAAGTCAAAGTTGTGAATCGCGGTGGGAAGGTTTCCAACGCATCACTCATTCGGCAGAAAATTGCCGAAGCCAAAGCGGCAGGTCAAGACAAGAACGAAGTCGTTGACTGGGCAGTAACAACTCTGGGTCAGACTCGACCTGTTGCCAAATCATATGTGAAGAACATTTGGGCTGAATAATCATGGAATTTGCATTCTTTCTATTCTCTGTGACGGTTGGTACAATACTTATTGTACTGGCCTTATTCTGGGTGGCATGGAAAATCTACTTAGCACTAGAAACAAATGTGCTTGCAGAATTTGATCTCTGGAATAAAGTTCCGGGTATGGTTAGGAAACCAGCATTTTGGCAATTTGCTATTGCTCTGTGGATTCTTTTAGGTCTAAGAAAACAAACCCGGTAAAAATATGCTACTAATTGACTTTTCTCAAGTGTACCTAGCACCTATCTTTTTGGATGCAGCTGCAAAGTCATGTGCTCAAAATCCCTCGGACGAATCTCGAGATATGATGATGCACATGGTTCTAAATACCATCCGTGCTCAGCAGGTGATGCACAAGAACACCTACGGTTCCGAAGTTGTGGTCGCATTTGACTCACCTTCTTGGCGCAAGGATGCCTTTCCATATTACAAGTGGGCACGCAAACAAAAACGTGAAACAGATACATCAGGGATTGACTGGGCATTTGTTTTTGAAACCTCAGCTTACATTCAGCAAGCACTGAGGGACTATTTCCCCTACAATGTTCTCGCCATTGATAAAGCCGAAGCCGATGACATTATTGGTGCTCTGTGTAAACATAAAGACCAGAACCGAGATGATCAAGAAGAAAATCTGTTCGGCGAAATTGAGGCCGATCCAATTCTTATTGTTTCTTCCGATAAAGACCACTTTCAACTCCATCGGTTTAAGAATGTGAAGCAGTGGTCTCCTCTTACCAAGAAATTGGTGAAACCAGAAGGCAAGCCAAAAAATGCTCTCATTGAGAAGATCGTACGAGGCGACGCAGGCGACGGTGTTCCCAGTATCAAATGTTCAGATGATTGGTTCACATTAACCGATAAGAAACGCGCGCCACCGATCTCTGAGAAGTATTTGGCCACATTCTATGCTGCCAAAAATCCGATCGATGCCTGCGCAACCGAAGAGGAACGTCGAAACTACTCTCGGAATGAAATGCTTGTGTCTTACGAACATACACCAGAAATAATTTACACTAATACAATCGCGTGTTATAATGAACATAAGGGTCACAAAGTTGATAAAATGAAACTGATGAATTTCTTTGTGAACCACAAAATGAACGTGTTATATTCTAAAATAGGAGATTTTTTCTAATGCGAGTAGCTGATTTTCAACTTGACGAAATTTTGACAAACGTGTCTAACGCGTCAAATGTCGAAGACGCCCTGAAACAGGTGTGTGCCGAAAGCCCACTCGTCAGGTTCTATATTCATCACGCATGTAATGAGGAATGGATCGACTTTGATCTTGATGATCTCAAGTACAAGTTCTCGGACTTCCATCGGTCGCTCTGTGGTGCATATTTGCTATCCAAAGGCACTATGAATATCATCACAGAGATCATCTTCAATCCGAAGATTGTGAAAAAGACAAAGTACTTTCACACCAAGAATCTCTTGGAACTTTTGTCTGAACCAGAAGCCAAGGTTTTTGAGGCAGTTCTGAAAAAGAACCTGCCAACTCTGTATCCTCGAATTACTCACAAAATGATGGTGGATGTTCTATGAATATGAAAGAAATTAAGTCGATTACTAAAGAAGTGATTGACTCTGCCGTTATCGAAAGTTCCTCGGATTTCATTATGGTAGCATATGAACTCCATAAGCGATTCTTTGATGGTATTTCTGAGAAGATGGAATGTGTGCTCACCGTTGAAGGTACTAATTACCACGACACTTGGGCGGCAAACTGTGTATATACGGAAGATCTTCTCAAGGGATTAGACGGCAAGGATATGTATGACTGCATGATTGCATATCGTACCTATCTGGACTATTTCCTGAATGATGAAACGGTTTCGACTAAATTCTACATGGATGAAGATGACCACATCGGTTGGCAAATCTATAAGGAATTGGACACCAAATACAACTGGTGCCGCAAGCAACTTGAAATTCTTAACTATCTTGAAGAGGCTCGTCAATAAAATGGCTACTACGATTAAATACCAATACCGCTCAGCTACTGTGCCGGATGTTTATTCAAATGTAAAGGTTATCGTTGGATCAGAAGAAATGATTTACGACAAAAAGTATGTAACGGCGATTGTGAATGACAATCGCGTGGCCAAATTTCTCAAAGACTCGGTTAAATTCAAATGAAAGAATTTGATTATTCTATCGACAAGACTGTGTTTTTGTCTAAGACTAATTTTGCCGAGTACATCGAAAATATGCTCTTGGAATCTCCCGGACTGACTTATTTTGAGGCTATTTTAAAGTTCTCAGAAGAGTCAGACAAGGACCCAATGGCATTACTTCCATATATGTCAGAGGTTCTACTTGAAAAGGTAAAGCGCTCGGCAATTGAAAATGAACTGATTCGTTCGGATGAGGCTACTCTCGAAGGTTTCTGATGAATCCAAGAAAAGCATTCTCCTATTACCATGGGTTTCATTTGCATTTCATGAATGAGAAATATTCCATTCTGAAATACGGCACCCAGACTACTGTGGCTTCCAAGGCTTTTGATAAGCTGCCTGGCGGCATAAAGTATAAATATGACTGGGTATCAAACAATTTTCAGACAACACAAAATATTGTATACGCTTGCATTGGAAACGAACTGAAAGATTTGGACATCAAGTTTGGAAACAAACAAGAAATCCTTGACAATTATATCGAATACAAGAAGCGCCGTGAATCTATTTCCTATGTGCTAAAAGAAGAATACACCAAGTACATGGAAAAAGGTGAGTTTAAATTCCACCAACTAATCTTCAATTATTTGGCTTCAATTTATTCTCCAGAGTTTGTTCTGCTGATGGACCATGAAACCGATAACCTGATCAAAGTACTTGATTCACCACAATTCTCATTTGCCCGGCCTAAGCTCTTGAAGCTGATCAAATATAAAAGTTTTTTCTCTCCCGTCAACTATCTAACAATAAAGAATCATGAAGAACACATTCCGGCCTAAAAATTCCGAATTTGAGAACCAAACTCACATTGAACGAAAAAAGAAAGCCGCGGCCGCGACAATAAAGCCCAAACGCAAAGAAGACAAAACTCTTGAGTATGGACTGGATAGTGAGAATGAGATGATTGAGTATGAGCGTTTTATCAAGTAAGGCATTCCACATCTATGGATACAAATACTTAGAATTTGAAACATATCATTATGACTCGGTTGTGTTTGAACTCCAGTTCAACATATATCGGAGATGTGATCATCCCGGAGCAAATTTTGAACTTGGTCTTTTAGGCCGTGTGTTTAGAATTACATTCTATGACTGCCGTCATTGGAATTTTGAAACCAACTGTTATTATTAAGGAAACATTATGAAATTGTATGAAGGCCTCCACAAACCAAATGGTCATTTTAAACTCTCGTCTACGACGAAGTACATCTTGTCTACTATTACCGACCCAGTCATGCGCTCTGTGTATCGTCGAAACATGATCCAGGCTCAGCTGCAGTCTGAAATGCGGCCAGTGAAGGAAGAGAAGAAGAAATGAGTCGTATCTATATTGCCGGCCCGATGAGCGGCTATGAGAACCACAACTTTCCAGCATTTGCTGCCAAAGCAGCTCATCTACGCCTCAAAGGATTTGAGGTAATTTCTCCAGCAGAAATCAACCCAGACACCAAAATGGCTTGGGCAGATTGCATGCGCGCCGACATTAAAGAATTAGTATCTTGTCAGGCAATTGCTCTGCTTCCGGGTTGGGAAAAATCTAATGGAGCAACTCTAGAACGGCATATTGCCGAACGACTTGAGATGAAAATTTATGAACCTGGGGAAGTATGATGGAAGATACACATGAAATGTTAACGTTCCATCCACTTCAACAAAACGGAATCGGTAATATTGATTCTGATGCCAAGGGTACTGGTGCTCGCTACAACAATGGCAAGCCCAGATTGAGTCTTATTCCCATGGTTACTCTGTATGATGAAGCTCGAGTCTGGGAATATGGTCAGAAGAAGTATAAAGCATGGAACTGGGCCAAGGGTATGGATTGGTCTGTCCCATTTGAATGCGCAATGCGTCACATGGCAAAATGGCAAGCAGGTGAAGAAAATGATGAAGAGTCTGGCCTCCCACATTTGGCTCATGCAATGTGCAACCTTCGTATGCTGACTCTGTACTCAAAGACCTTCAAAGAAGGTGATGATCGGCCGCCCAAGGAATATTTAGAATGAACGAAGATTACACAAAGGTGATTACAGCCTTGATGACAATGACAAATGTGTACAAAGAGACCAATGCTATACTAGCAAATGATCTCGGTAAAGTACAAGTACAATTGCTTGAAGCACATGAACAGATTGTTAGTCTTCGTAAACAACTTGCTCAATATGTAGAGCGTGAAAAGACTATGGGATGGAACCAAGTATGACTAATGCGATTGAAGTATCTGAATATTCGGCTCAAGCTAAAGAAGTAATTTTACCCATGGCACAGGCCGAGGGCTACATGGCTTGGACAACTTCTACTCAGCCACCACATTACTGGCAACAGGCATATATGAATCCAACTGAAATGGGAAACAATGACCCTTATCGTTGTCCTTATCCACTATTTCCAACTCGAGAAATAGCTATTGCAGCTTGTGCTCGAGCTCTACCTAATGGCGGAATATGTAAGATTGTGAAGATTACATTATGAATTATCCAAAATTTTGCAGAGACTGCATTCATTCTGCACCAGAGGAAAACTTTGAATGGAATCTTCGGTGTCATCATCCAAAGGTGAACTGCAAAGATGAATGGGCACTTTCTGCCTCGAAGTCAAATGGATCTTCGGCTATGGAAGAAAGAAAACGTAACTGGTTTGCCGCGTGCGGCCAAAAAGGAAAACTATATGAATCAAAATTCAGAACCTCTGGACCTACAACCGTCAAATGGCCAAATCCCAACTAGAGCGTTTCATTACAAAATAATCGTAGAGGGTTCTTCGGAACCTTTCTTCGTTACAGTGATTGCACCCAACGCTACATCTGCCCGGGCCGGACTTGAGGCACAGCCAGCATTCCGTGGGAAAACCACCAGCTACTATGGTGTCTCGGATTACATCATTCAGGTAAACAATTAATTTACACAAAATCTTCTCTGTGTTATAATGAGAGTATGAAGTTCGACATAAACTCTTTTCTTGATGATGCACGGAAGGAATTTATAGCCGAAGCTGGCACAGGGAAGGATCATCTTGATCTTAAGAAGGTAGATATTTCTGAATCTGATATTAGAAAACCTAAAGTCGGTATCGATGATCTAGCTGGTATCGCTTACATTTTAGGTTTCCGTAAGATAAATAGATTTCTATCTATACTCAACCGATTGAATAAATGAAAACAAAAGAAGAATTTATGGAACTGACGGATGCGCAGCATATGCGAATTCGCCCGGCCATGTATATTGGTTCGGTATCCACCGAGGAAGTATCTGGCATGTTCTTTGGCGAATACCAAACACTGCACATAATCCCGGGACTGCTCAAAATTATCTCGGAGATTATTGACAACTCAATTGATGAAGCTATTCGGACCGAATTCAAATTCGCCAATAAGATTCACATTGACTTTGCCAAACAAGAAAATGGTCTCGAGAATGATACATGGCGAATCACAGTCGAAGATAATGGCCGCGGTATCCCAGTTGTAAAACACGAGGAGAATTATCGGCCGGTGCTTGCATGGACTCGTGCCCGATCCGGTTCAAACTTCTCAAATGATCGTGAAACAATTGGTGCCAATGGTGTCGGTTCGTTTGCGACTGCTGTATTCTCACAAGAATTCATTGGCGAAACATCTGACGGTAAGAATTATCTTAAGATGATTACCACAGATCATGCAAAAGTGAAGTCCGTAGTAACCAAGGCTTCGACTAAACAATTTACTCGGGTATCTTTTATACCAGAGTTATCTGCATTCGGAATCCTTGAGATCTCGGAAGACCACATTAAGTTCATTCAGGATCGAATTGAAAATCTGGCTGCATGCCATCCTCAGATCGCGTTCACATTCAATTCTGAAAAGATCAAGATCAAGAATGCCAAGGACTATGCTTCCAAGTATTGCCAGCATTTTGTAATTGCCCAAGACGAAAAGAACACTCTGATCTTTGGCCCATCTGGTGAACAAGAAGAATTCCGACTTCATTCATATGTCAACGGACTATGGATTAAGAACGGCGGCACTCATGTAAACTATGTGCTTGATCAAATTGTGGCGACTCTAAAGCTTCACATCAAGAAGAAACACAAGATTGAAGTGCTCCCGAATCAGATCAAACAGCATCTGACATTCGTATCTATCCTCCGCGGCTTTGTGAACATGAAATTTGATTCACAGACCAAGGAACGGATTACAAATACGGCAGCAGAAGTGGCTGAACATTTGTCCGGTATTGATTTTGATAAGATTGCCAAGCAGATTCTGAATAGCCCAGAGATTCTGGACCCAATGATTCAGGCTATCCTTTACAAGAAGGAACAGGCTGAGGCTCGAGAACTTGCCAAGAAACAAAAGTCTACGGCTAAAATTCGTGTGGTGAATCACATTGCCGCAACTGATTCAGACCCCGAGAAGAGAATCCTATACATCGTAGAAGGTCTCTCGGCCGTCGGTTGCCATATCTCTGTGCGGAACCCCAAGACGGATGGAGCTTATCCACTCAAGGGTAAGGTAATGAATGTACGCGGAATGAAACCGGTCGACATTATCAAGAATAAAGAAATCTCTGAGTTGCTCTCTATCATCGGTCTATCATTTGGCAAACCTGCCGAAGACTTAAATTATGGTAAGATTGCTATCTTCACGGACTCTGATACCGATGGTGATCACATCTTTGCTCTGCTTATGAATCTGTTCTCAAATTGGCCCGAGTTGTTTACTGAAGGACGCATCAATCGCTGCACTGCGCCTTTGTACTATTGTACCAAGGGTAAAGATTTGAAATCATTCTATTCAAAGGACGAATATGAAGCTGCTAATATTAGAGGTTATACAGTGGATTATTTTAAAGGTCTGGGCTCTATGCCCAAGGAAGTCTACAAACAGTGTCTGCAAAACCCGCGATTCATCAAAGTGAATGCCGATGCTGCAGATTTCGAAAAATTGGAAATGGCCTTCGGTGATTCAGCCGATGGCCGCAAAAATTGGATGCTGTCATGAAAGTTATTGAATCCTCAATCTCAAATGAAATCGACTCGGGCTTCAAAGCCTATTCGATGTATACGGTTGAAAATCGTGCCATTCCATCTGCAATCGATGGAGTGAAACCTGCTGCACGTAAATTAATCTATTCTATGCTTACTGAGCATGCAAATAAGAAGGTCAAGGTTGCAGAACTTGGTGGTGGTTTGGCCAAGTATAACTATCACCACGGTGAAGAATCCGCGATGGGTGCTGTGGTAACCTTGACGGCTGATTGGAACAACAACTGCCCCATCTTTACCGGCCATGGTAACTTCGGCTCACGACTCGTGCAAGAGGCTGCCGGGTCACGCTACATTTTCTGTACACTGAGTCCAGAGTTCAAGAAGTACTTCATCGACACAGAAGTGACTTCTAAATCTCCGGACCCAGAGAATCCAGAACCTGCTTACTATCTGCCGACTATCCCATGGGTGCTCGTGAATGGTACCCAAGGTATTGCCGTGGGTTTCGCCTGCAACATTCTCCCTCGTTCGATTAAGGACCTCACAGTTGCCGTTAAGAAATATCTCAAGGACCCCAAGAAGTTCTTGAAGGCTCAGGAAGCAATTCCACCCACCTTCCCACACTTCCGTGGAACCGTAACTCAGGACACAGAGAATACTGCAACATGGTACACAGAAGGTCTCGTAGAGTATGTCGGTAAGTTCACTTACAAGATCTCTGAACTCCCAGTTGGTTACGACCGTGCCAAATATGTAGAGTTTCTAAATGATCTACTTGATGCAGACAAGATCAAGGACTACGAAGACAATTGCTCAGAGGAAGGTTTCTGCTTTGATGTGAAAGTTACGGCTATTGCTCGTGATAAAATTGATACCGATCCGATCAAGTTCTTCAAACTTCGTAAGTCGCACACAGAGAACATCACCACACTCGGCACCGATGGTAAGTTGAAACTGTTTGATTCTGCTGCTGATCTGCTTGCCTACTTCTGTGACCATCGTCTGGAAAAGTTTGAGGAAAAGATCATCTATGAAAAGTTTGAACTGCTTTCTCAAATCAGCCAAATGACCGACAAGGCAAAGTTCATCAAGATGGTTGTTGACCGTAAGATTGATTTCCGTCAACTGAATAAAGAACAACTGCTTGAAGTCATTAAAACAAAAGTGACCATAGCTGAACATGGCAAGAGCTTTATCAATATCCCTTTATACAGTTGTACTACGGATGCCGTAGAATCGTTAGAGGAAAAGATTAGACTGTGTAACACAGAACACACAAAGCTGTGTAAGACAAATCCGATGGAGCGTTATCTAAGTGTCCTGTAATTTACACATATTTCCGATCGTGTTATAGTATAAAATAGGAAATTAGTAACTAAGGAAAATGAAATGACAATGACAAGCCGTACCACTAGTTCTGCGAATATGGGTGGTGGACGAACAAGGGTAACCAGAGTCACGGGTAATAAGATAAGTACATCTTACAAAACAAAGACTAAGACTGGAAACGGTTCCCATATTACTCAGACTTCTGGACCAAGAGGTTTTACAATAACTTCGTCTAACAAATCGGGTGGCGTTACTAGGTCTGTGACTACTAGATCTTCGACAAGCAAACCTTCGGCATTCAGATCAAGTTCAAAATCTCGGACCTCTTCACGGAGTTCAAGATCTTCGTCTGGAGATGGTGGAGCTGCAGTGTTCCTGTTGCTGACAATCGGCCTGTTCACGGGGCTTTGGTTCGTTGTTAAGTCGCTCTACTCTTGGGCGACTAAGCAGAAAGATGTGACGGAACCCACAGAAGCGGCACCAGCTATCGAAGCTAACGCGGATCCGCTTCTCCTCAAATAATTTACACATAACCCGCCATGGGTTATAATGAATCATCTGAAACAAAGGATAGATCATGGGTAAGTTCTCCAAAATGTTGGATATGGATTCCGAAATCACAAAGGCATTGAATGTCGTTCGGAAGTATGTTAAGGTTGCCGGGTGTAATATCGGCACTGTTGATTATGATCAATTACTCGGGAACAAAGTCTGTATCGTTGTAGAGAATGACGGCAAATTAGGTTCCGATATTGGCGCCGAACTGTTCGCCAAATGCTCTCGGGCAATCATCAAGGAAGTCATTGAATGTAAGGACTCCTACGATTGGCGCGCCGATACATACATCCGCCCTTCCTCTGCCATCCTCATCGAATTTAAGTAATTATGACACTCGTCCAACATCTCAAAGACCGCCATGTGGATTTAGGCCTACATCGGTTTCTGTTGGACGAAGAAAACCATGTCGCAACTGCTCTGCTGTACAACCTGTCTGGCCAACTCTGTGGTTATCAACAATATAATTTTTTAGCAGACAAAACTCGTCGTAATGATCCCAAGGAAGGTAGATACTACACTTACAAAACTGAGGGAACTTTGGTCGTCTTTGGAGTCGAAAGTCTCCATCTGACACCACATCTTGTTTTCTTGGTCGAAGGAATGTTTGATGCTGCTCGGCTCTGTTCTCGGGGATTCTCTGCTCTGGCAGTTCTCTCGAATAATCCGACTCAGGACCTCAAAGATTTCCTGAAGTGTCTGAATCGGAAAGTAGTTGCGCTGTGCGATAATGATGCACCCGGACTCAAATTGGCTGAATTCGGCCATGAAGCAGTAGTTCTTACATCACATGATGTCGGAGATTCTACCGAAGAAGAACTTGATAACCTATTGTCTAATTATGTCTAATCTGCACTTTCAAATGAAAACCGTATCCGACGAGCTGTGGGATACTATTTACTTCTCTTCTGGTGCCGTACCGGTATCCAAGAAGGGAACGGACTCTCGTACGCTTACTCTGGGCAATTTCAAAGTGCTCATTAAGTCGTTTAAGCACATCTCTGTGAATGGTGACCTCTGCCGCTCTATCCCAGAGGCCAAATTTGTAATCATGAAGGAACTTTTAGTATGAAAAACTTGAACAAAACATTCAAAATTGATCCAAAGATCACGGCCGACCAATGGCAGCTGTACTCATTTGATGACGAACCTAAATTGGCCGCAAAATCCAAGCTGGCAGCTCGGGCTCTGAATACTGCTCTCAAGAAAGCAGTCAACAATGTGGATCCTTCACTCCCAGAAGTTGATCAATGGAACACAGTCTATAAAGCTGTCGCGGTTGTGATGCATCGGTACTCAGAATGTGGTGCTACGGACACAGAACCTAGGTATGTTCTGGCCGACATTCTGGATGAACTGTTCGGCCGACAATAAATTTTACACATACTTCTAATCGTGTTATAATTGACTTGAATAAATACATTTGCAACATAAGGAGTTTATAATGCAATCAACCACCGGTATTCTCATCGGCAGATTTCAACCGATTCATTCGGGCCACAAAGAAATCATTCGTCAAGCCAAATCTCAATGTACTAATCTTGTGATTCTAGTCGGATCAGCCAATGCTGCTCGTTCGATTAAGAATCCATATGACTATCTCGAGCGCAAAGCAGAGATCGAACTATTCCTTGAGCACGAATCTATCAAGGACATCACAATCGTCCCTCTGAACGACTACAAGTATTCTAATACTCAGTGGATTTCTGATGTTACAAACATCGCAACAGAGTACTCTCGGCACACCAAAGAAACTATCCTCTTCGGACACATGAAAGATGGAAACGACTATCTGAAATGGTTCCCACAGTACAAATTTGTAAATCTTACGACACCATATAACATCAACTCTACCGAAATCCGTCGTATCCGTTTCAACACAGGTTGGTCTGGATATACCCCAGAAGTCGTTGAAGATTGGAAGTACTTCCTGAACGAACAAAAGCTATTCAAAGATTATCCATTCCCAGAAACTCTGTCATTCTCCTGCGCCGATGCTCTAGTGGAATGCTCAGGGCATGTGTTGCTGATTCAAAGAGCTCGTGCTCCAGGTAGAGGCACATGGGCACTACCGGGCGGATTTAAGAATCGCACTGAGACGTTCCTAGACTGTGCCGTCCGTGAGCTTCAAGAAGAGACCAACATTCGTGTACCAGAAAAAGTTCTGCGCGGTTCTTATGTAGCTCAACATCTTTTTGATGATCCTACTCGTGGCTGTGGAATTCCCCGTGTCACACTTTGTGCCCACTTTAAAGTACAACCCAACATTGATGGAAGTCTTCCCCGCGCCAATGGAGCCGATGACGCTATGGAATGCGGCTGGTTTCCTATCCGTGAAGTCATGGCTTCTATGAAGTTGTACGACGATCACCTTTCTATCATTTCTTACATGCTTGGAGTAATGCCGCCCGCGGCACATCTCAACCCACAGATTTCTTAACCCTGTCATTATAAGGAGCTTACCATGACAAACAAACTTCACTCAATCATCACAGATACCGACTCGTACAAAGTCTCAATGTGGAAACAATACCCACCAGGCACTGAGTATGTCTACTCTTACATCGAATCACGCGGAGGCAAATATGACCGAACAGAATTTCTCGGAGTACAGGCACTTGCAAAGTATTTGGCCGAGCCAATCACACAGGCGCAAATCGACTATGCAGAAAAAATTTGGACTGCGCATGGAGAGCCATTCAATAAAGAAGGCTGGCAGTACATTCTTGATCAACATGAAGGTAAGTTACCGCTTCGGATTAGGGCAGCAAAGGAAGGGCTTATTATCCCAACTAAAAATGTCCTCTGCACAATCGAGAATACGGATCCAAAGTGTTTCTGGCTCACCACATGGGTTGAAACTGCCGCACTCCGTGCTATATGGTATCCTACAACTGTCGGGACTACTTCTTGGCACATCAAGCAAGAAATTCTAAACTACCTGGAGATGTCTGGTGACCCTACTCTTATTGATTTTAAACTGCACGACTTTGGTGCTCGCGGTGTATCTAGCGAAGAAAGTGCCCGCCTCGGTGGGGCGGCCCATTTGGTTAACTTTCTTGGAACTGACACTATATCTGGCGTCTTGCATGTTATGGATGTATATGGGGGTGATGTATGTGGCTACTCAATCCCGGCTTCCGAACACAGTACCATTACAAGTTGGGGTCGTGAACATGAAGTAGATGCTTACCGCAATATGGTCAAGCAGTTCGGTAAACCTGACGCTGTCTTTGCCGTGGTGTCCGACTCGTATGATATTTACAAAGCCTGCGAAATGTGGGGAACGGAGCTAAAAGATGATGTATTATCCTCTGGGGCAACTGTTGTTATTCGTCCTGACTCTGGTGATCCTGTGGACGTCCTCCCGAGGATTTTTAAGATTCTTGGTGAAAAGTTCGGATTTGTTAAAAATTCCAAAGGCTATAAGGTACTCAATAATGTTCGTGTTATATGGGGTGACGGCATTGACTCTTTGTCTTTGTCTTCTATCCTCCGCACTGTCGTTGATGTCTGCGGTTGGTCTGCTGACAACATAGCATTCGGCATGGGTGGCGCTTTATTGGGTCACCCACAAAGAGATGATCAGCAATTCGCCATGAAAGCTTCCGCGGTTTGTGTCAATGGGGAATGGAGAGAAATTTGGAAAGATCCAATTACCGGTTCTGGAAAAACTTCTAAACGAGGTAAAGTAAATCTCTGGGATAATGGTGCTGGAGAATACCAAACCTCTGTTACTCAACCAACGAATTGGACAGACAAAGGTTTTGTCTGGAAAGATTCCATGGAGACTTACTTTGAAAACGGGGAAGTCGCTTTTACTTCAACTTTCCAAGAGGTGAGAGACCGTTCCAACGAAGTCTTCTAATGCAATAGTAACATCATCAAGTACAACAAATACTTTAAATCCGGTATTTTTGGCACCATTAAGTTTTGCTAAATTTGCCGGTAAGTATTTGTTGTCTGGGCCAAACATAGTATACTTAGATTTTATTTCGTAGAGAGAATTCCCTAAGATATAGTCTGGCAGATAGCATTTTTCAGATGATTCAAAAGTATATGAAATTTTAGTTCCGCGGACAATATTGCTAAGAAATCCATCTCTTTGCATCCGTTCTAAGAATCTTTTCTCATTTGATGATTGGTAATACACACCTTCAATGAAACCGCCTTTGCCACCAACCCAATGTGTTCTATCGAACGAATTTAGTCCATTCTCATCAACATTAGACAATTTTGTGTTAATCATTAGTTTTGCTCTTCGTTGAGCTTCACTTAGACCAGTAATAGGATCTACAGTTGTCATCATCTCTGATAGATCCTTACCAAAAGCTTCATAGAATTCTTTACCTTCAATTGATTCACACCAAGATTTATATTTTAATCCAGTCTTCTGATGCATATTTAGACTAGTAATTGGGTCTATATTTCTAAATTTGCTCAAAGAAGATTTTCTACCACCAACTTGATGCATATCTAATCCAGTAATCGGATCAACATTGTTTCTTTTGTTCTGAGAAATTTTGTTTGCTATAAGATTTGCTTTTGTTATTCCAGGTTCTACTTCTGTATTCCTACTAATAGAAATTCGTTCGCCTGCTTTTCTCCTTGTTTCTTTACAATTTCCTGCAGTAGAAGCACAGCACAATTTCCCACAGACCAAAGTATAAATAGCCTGATGTTTTCCACAATATTCACACAATTCGAACCCTGTGTATATAGTGGGTTTTCTTCTAACTTTTGTATGTTTTGCCATTTTTATTTCCTTTTAACTATTTATTCAAAATGAAAACCCCCACCCATTCCAAAATTCCCAAACAACTATATGTCGTCTCTATGAAAGTTATAGAACACGAATATGACAAGCCCGACTATAAGACTTTTACAGAGACTATCCACAATTTTGGGTTTCTTCATCCACACGAGCCTACTCTGAAAACGGATGTAAAGAGGAAAGCAACACAGTACGATTGGGCATACCGAGGTAATGTTTCCCAGAATCCGGATGGTTCGTGGCAGCATGAATGGGTAGAGTATATATGGCGCAACACTGGGATGGGTACCGGTCACCAAAGTAATCGTGTTACCCACAACGAGAAAATTGAAGAAGCTTATGCACCACGAGTCTGGGAGAACGAACCTCTGTCTGGGTTTACCATCATTGACACAGTGAACCGTTACCGCGGAAACAAGCTGTTCAAGGTGTTGGACCCTCGGGGTCTTGAATTTGAAGTGACGGTAGCTTCTCTGTTCCAAATCATTCAAGATGGTACGATTGAGAAGGGTGAGATCAAAAATGCTTGTGTCTGGAAAGGAAACAAGAACCTGGTAATTTACACATAATACTCGTTGTAGTATAATAAACCATCTTCTCCAAATCATCAAAGGAAATCATGTCTACTCTTACCAAAACCCAAGTGTCTCAAATCCGTGCTGATCTGACCGCCGCTCTTGCTGCTGTGTCGGCCAAGCATGGTGTCGACTTTGGTATCGGAACGATCCGTTTTTCTGCCGATCGTATGACTGGTAAGTTGGTCGGTATCACACGCTCTGCTGATGCCCCTGCTAATAAGCCTGTCGCTCCCATGATGTCGGATCTGCTCAATGTCGGTGCCAAGATTCTTGGTTCTAAGTTCAATAAGGACAAGATCTACACATCGCCGACTCTGGGTATGGTGATGTTCTGTGGTTACAAAGCTTCGTCTTACAAGTTCCCATTCGTCATCAAGACTCCTGGTGAAAAAATGTACAAACTCTCTGTGTCTCAAGCCATCGCTCTTCTCGGTTAATTTACACATAATAGGTCGTCCTGTTATAATTACCCTATGAAAACGAAAACACAAATCAAACGCCTTAACTACATCTCTGGCATGCTGAATAAGTATGCCCATTGCTGGAGTAAGGACAACGGCAAGGACCCGTCGGATCGTATGTTCGACTGGGTCGACGAGTACAATGATTACAGATTTTCTTTAGATCGCACGAAAAACGCTGTCTGGGAAGCTTACTGTTTGCAGTACGGCCGGTCGTTTTCTCACGATGCTTATGATTGTATGGCTTAACACGAAAGGAACTCGCCATGTCTATGTATAAATCCTCCGACATTCGTCTCAAAGACTTCTACTACGATGAAGGTCGTAGCGTCATTGTGTCTACTAAGTGCCCAAATGAAAAGGACATCAAGTGGCGCAATCTGCCGCATGCCAAGTCTCCGATGGCCGCACTCTGTAAAAACAACAAAGTAATCCGAACTGTGCGCAAAGATCAAGTCCGCGATGTTTTTGACGTTCTGCTGACTGCTAGTCAGCGACAAGACATGCCTTATCGCTCGTCTCCCGTGAATTGGACTCTAAATCGCTCAGCTCAGCCCGAGCCCTGTGTTACCCCAGCTACGGAAAAGAAACCGGGCTACAGCGTTTGTGTTGTTATAACGGGTGGCCTGTCCCCAATCAACAAGTTTGAAGCTCTGAAAGAGGCACAAGACTTCGCTGAGGCACGCGCCAAGGTAAATTCTGGTACCAAGTTTGCTGTAATCCAGATCCTGGGTACGGTTGTTGCAGGCGGAGTGACTTGGGAATAATTTACACATAATTCTGAGTGTAGTATAATAAACCATCTTCTCCAAATCACAAAGGAAAAATCATGGAAAAAGTCACAATGTTTGCCTACGGTCGGAATATCCTCGTGGATGCCGACCAGGTTAAATTCCATGAAAAGAAGGACGAAGCCGTCCGTGTCATCACACGATACCATCAAGTGTACTCTGCGCTTCCCCGTGAAGCCAAGGTGATCTTTGATGAACTCATCTCTGTGCAGCTCGGCATCATCTCCAAGATGTCCAAGAAGATTCGCAAGAACGTCCAATTCGTCTAAGGGAAAAATCATGTGTAAAGAACTGAATGATCTCGTTGAAACGCAAGTTGCTGCCCAGAAAACACTGATGCAGCTCAAACGGATCTATTCGCTGCTTCCCTTCGGTAACCCAGGTTGTGAAAAAGCTAAGAAACTCTGCGGTCAGTTCATCGACATACAGCTGAAGGAAGTGCTGCAACGGGATAAGATAATCCAGAGCTTCGATTAATGTACACATAATACTCGTTGTAGTATAATAGACACATACCGAATCACAAAGGAAAATCATGCTAACTCTCAAACAGCTCAAAGAAGTCCTCGGACATTCAGTCGATCAAGTCTCTCGTAAGAAAGACGGTTCTTTCATTGTGCGCCGCGGGTACTTCTATCGGCAAGGCCAAGACGCTCAGGGTTTCATGTTGAAAGTCGCCGCGAAGCTCAATGAAGCTAAGGTTGAGTACGAAGTCGTGGATTACTACGATAATTGGACCTCGTTCAATGGTGGTGCATCTCTGGCTCGGTCATCTCATTTTGGTGTTGTCCTGAAAGGTAAGGAATAATCATGGATTTCAAACAAGTTGTTGTGTGGCCGAATACCCTGATGGGTGATGGCACCCCGGAAGAATTTGAGGCTTTCATTTTGGAAGAACTCAAGACTCATGCTAAGTTTATCGGTGTGTTTGAAACCGCCCCGGACTACGAAGACGCGGTTGGTGATGAACCCACTGGTGGCCGCGCCGATCTGTGCTTCTATGTCGCCTCAGAAGACATTCCGAAATTCGCCGTACCGCGGTTTGCCTACGGCATGCGGTGGCTTGAAGACGTGCTGGACAATGAGCATCACCACAACGTGGAAATGGGCGTCCCAGAAGATTACTCAATCTACCCAGAAGAAATGCGAAAACTCCGCACCTGGTAATAAATAGAACATGCTTCGTAAGTTCTACAGGGGAACAGCGGCCTCAAGTCATTCAACTCTAGCATAATTAGTAGTGCCGGAAACTCATAATTTCTATGGTCAGGGTGCAAGTCCCTGGGGTTGAACCATATAATTCTGCATTAATATTTCTAGATTAATTGAATTATCTTTTATTTTGGAAATAGTTCTTTTATCTATAATCATCAACTTGTGATTATTTGAAACCATAGAATTCCATTTAGTTATATCTTTGTCGGTTTTGAAACCTTTAACTTCGACGTAACAGTCATACTCATTTAGATAGAAATCTGGGAAATATTGTCTAGTTCTATCATAATGATAATCAAAAGAAACCTTTGGCTGTTCAATGCTAATTTGATTCATAATGCAGTATTCAACAAAAGCACTTTCCCACGATCCTAGTACTTTATAGCCATTGGAGCATATAATTTCTTTCACATTACCGCGATTGTATCTTCCACTGTATGAATCTGGATTATTTTCTACAGCTTTAGCCATTACCGTTCTTAATTTTTCTATTGTTTCCGGTGAGTGTTTTCTACCTATATTAGAAATTCTTAATTTTTCACGAGTTTCATCGGAAACTTGATATTCCTCACCGTTTAGTCTTGCCTTTGTGTAAGCATTAAGACATTTTTGTGGGTTGGGATTTTCTTTACAAATAGATTCATGTCTGCGATTTTTAGTTTCCATACCACAGAAACAACAAACTTTAATCCAATTAGATGTGGCCATAATTTTACCTTTAATAAATACCCATGTATGGGACAGCTCGGTTTTACCTTACTGGGTTGATTAAAGTTCCAAGTTTAATCTAACCATATCTCTATTTAATCAATTATGATGTGAATCTAATGGAAATCGAACAATATTTTTGTCCTTACTGTCTTATCTGGGTACCTAAGCAAGACTATGATTCTCACAACAAGAAACATGAGTCTCAGATTATAGACATTCCTCTGACTATAGAGGATATGAAGCGCAGATTTGAACCTCTTGGGTACTATAAAGAGAGCACCAATTAATTTACACATAATGATGGATGGTGTATAATAAACCATCTTCTCCAAATCACAAAGGAAAATCATGATCACACTTACTTACGAAACCATCGAAGGTCGTAACCTTTTCAACGGTACTAAAATCCGCGGTATTGTGACCGATGTTTCCTCAAAGAACTTCCCTATCGTTCTCTGGGTTGGCGAAACTTATGTTTCCGATGTCTCTGCGACTAACCGTATGAAACGGATGGCTCGTGCAGCTCTGAAGGAAGCCCAAAATGAAGCCGCTTAAGCTTTTTGTCGCCCTGATCGCAACCGCCGTTCTTCTCCCACTTTATCTCATTCTTAGAAAATCATGAGTCAGTCCGAAACTCAACTCTGCTCCGGTCATGTCGTTAAAGCTCTCGACTTCCCGGGTAACCCAGACCATTACATCGTCGCTCGTGTGCTCACGATCCAATACGGAATTGTGACGGCTGCAGCTGTCAAACGAGTGGTCGAAGGCCAAGAAATCACAATCCCACGAAATCAAATCTTCAAATTCCCCGAGCAAGGTGAGCATTTTATGGATGGTCACTTCCCAGACAAACGCGTCATAATTCTTGGCTAACAATAAGAAATAATTTACACATATTTCTTATTGTGGTATAATAACTCATCTTCAACAAATCCTTAAAGGAAAAATCATGGCAGCAGAAATCACAATCCGCGAAAACGGCATGGCCGAATTTGCATATGCAGGCGATAAGGCCTGGCACGGTCTCGGTCAAGAACTGACTCCTGGCGCTTCAATCGAAGATTGGATTGTCGAGGCTGGTCTCTCTTGGGAAGTCTTCCAATCGGCCGTCCAGTTCACCTCGCTTGAAGGTCAACACATGTTCGACGGCAAACGCGTCCTGTTCCGTTCGGATACCAAGGAACCTATGTCGATCGTCGGCAAGGACTACAAGATCGTCCAACCAGCTGAGGTGATGGAATTCTTCCGTGACCTGACTCAGTTGCACGGCATGAAGCTCTCGGCCGCTGGTTCACTCTTCGGTGGGAAACGCTTCTGGGCTACCGCTGAAATCGGTAAGTCGTTCGAAGCCGTGACCAAAGATCACGTGAATGGTTACCTGCTCCTCGTGACTTCAATTGACGGCACCCTCGCTACTACGGCGAAACTGACCTCGACTCGTACCGTGTGCAATAACACACTGACCGTCGCCCTGAACGACAACTCCAAACGTGTTGTGAAGAAATCTCACCGTATTGAATGGGATGCTACTCAGGTCAAGATGGACATGGGTCTGATCGACGAATCTTGGGAAACCTTTGCCGCTTCGATCAAGAAATTGGCTGAAGTCGAAGTGTCCGACAAATTCGTTCAATCGTACTTTGAGAAGAAATTCTACATGAAGGACGTGTTGGCTGAAGATCAACCCACTGGTCGTATCAAGGAAGTTGCTACCCTCATGGATCGTTACAAATCAGGTGATGGTGCTCAGTACTCTGTTGGTACTGCTTGGGGTGTTGTGAATGCCGCAACCGATTTGTTCACACACGGCAACGGTCGTAAACGTGATGAATCCCATGCCTTCTGGCAGTCACACTTCGGCCGTGCCGAAAAGGTGAAAAACGAAGTCCTGGCCGACATGCTGGCCTTGACAGTCTAAACTCAAAAAGGAAAAGCAATCATGAAAAAGATCATCATGATTGCTGCTCTGGCCTTTACGGCTATGGCAGCAACGGCAGCATGTTACTCTGACGGAGTCCGTGTAGGATCCGTCCAAAAGTTCTCGTCCAAGGGCTTTGTGAATAAGTCCTGGGAAGGCGAACTCGTCATGGAAGGCGAGAAAATCAAGGGCAACTCCAATGGAATTCGCGGCGGAAACGTCTGGGCATTCTCTGTGTTGGATCCAAATGTCGCTAAGGTTATTGACGAAGCAGTCATGACCGGTGGACAAATTGCTCTCAAGTATTGCCAAGTGACCGTTGTACAAGAACCTCTTTGGCAGACTGCTACCAACACCGGTTACCGAATCGTCCAGGCTGTACCACGTAAATGACCAAACACCCCGTTCTTGATCTTGAAATGGGGGAAAATGATGCCGGAGCTAAAACGATTCGGCATTATTTCCAACTTCTACTTACTACTCTAGTACAAGAAAAAGAAGGCTTTTCTGGAAAACGTCCCTTCGGAAATTCTGGTTGGGACCGTGAACTATATGTACCGCTGATAAAAGCTCACATAATCCCAGGTGAACTCGACGAAGACGGCTATATTGCTTGGGTAGATAGTAAACTTGCCGACGAACTACTTTGTAAAATAATCAAACTACTTTAATTTACACATAATTCTTATTGTGTTATAATGAATCATCTTCTGAAACAAAGGAAATATCATGGGTTTTGAAACGGTTGTGTTGACTCGGGTGACCGAGGTTCTTGGTTCGGCCCAGGCTGAATTTTCCTTCGGTACCCTCTTTGTGACTGATGTCTCTCCACGTGAAGCCACCAAGCTGCAAGAAGCTCTGATTGCAATGACGACCGGTGGGGTTTCCATGTGCCGGGTCGATGATGAATATTCCTACGACTTTACCGCTGCTTAATATGTCTATTTTCAAAATCGTCGATCAGATTGCCCAGACGGCTTCCACTAACGAGAAGCTGGCAATTCTGAAATCTTATGCCTCCAACGAAACTCTGAAAAAGTGTTTCGAGTACGCATACAACCCGCGTTTCAATTTCTGGATTCGGTACACCGAAGTTCCCAAGACCACAGGTAAAAATGACATCGGTCCGTGTGTCTTTGAAGTACTTGACCGACTCATTGCCCGTAAGGTAACTGGTGATGCCGCTCGTGCTGAGTTCCAGACGCTCATCGAATCCCTTACTTTCCCGGCTGCAGCCATTGCTTGCCGAATCCTGCATCATGATCTGCGGTGCGGCGCATCCGACACCTTGGCCTCCAAAGTCTGGCCCAAACTGGTGCCCGAGTATCCCGTGATGCTCTGCGACAAGTTCAATGCCAAGACTCGCAAGTATCTCGAGAAATTTGAGAACAAATGTGGTTTCAATGTTTCCCTAAAGGAAGACGGCGGCCGCGTTCTGATCACAGTTGACCCAGATGGTACGGTAGCTTGCCGCTCTCGTAACGGCTCTGAGCTCAATGTGTACGGCCTCTTTGATGCCGATTTCAAGGACTTCCGTGGCCAAGTGTTTGACGGTGAGCTGATTATCAAATCTGCCGCTGGCATTCCTGATCGTAAGAAATCTAACGGTATCTACACTAAGTTGGTCCGGAACACTGCAACCGAAGCCGAAGTGGACCAGTTCACAATCGTGCTCTGGGATGTGGTTTCTCTTGAGCAATATCTTGAAGGACTTGGTGAAGTTTTCTATTCTGATCGTTGGACTACCCTACAGAAACTTGCTCCATACTGGTCTCGCCGTGTGCGTGTGGTCGAAGGCAAGAATGTGAAAACCATTGCCGAATGCCTTGAGTTCTATGAACAAATGCGTGAACGGAAACAAGAAGGCGCGATCATCAAAGTGCTTGAGTCTGTCTGGGAAGACAAACGCTCTAAGAACTCCGTGAAACTCAAAGCCGAAGAATCCGCCGACCTGATCTGTGTTGGTGTCGAAAAAGGCGCCGGCAAGTATGCCAACATGATCGGCAACTTGATCT